ATTATCATAGTCATCATATTTCAATTCACTACTAATATCGTCTCTGCTTTTCCATGTATACAGGCCGCCTGTACCTTTTGCCGACATAGATTTTTTGATTTTATCTACAGTTTCGGTCAGCGCTGTGTAATCGGCAGGCAGACTCTTCTTGACTTCCTCTGCGTATGCAGACAGATCTTTTTTCAGATGCAGTAGAATATCCGTCTGCTCACTCACCGGAATAGAAGAATCCACCTCTAACCCTTCGAGAACTTCCAGCGTGCCAAGTGTGGTAAAGAAGCGCTGTTTCAGCACTGCATTTGTGGCAGAGAACAAATATACAACAAACTGCACATTTCCTTTGTACTGGGTCACATCTGCGGCGTATTCCCATGAAAATACAATGCTGTCTCCAGACACTGCGGCATCACTGACGTTATAATAATTAACCTGACCATTGGCATTTCTGTAATTGATTCGAATGGACAGTTTTGAAAGGTCCCGCCCATGGTAGTACCGCACCATCGTGAACCGTGCAATATTGACATTCAAATCTCCCTCGACGCCGGCGACAACACCTTTTTCCGGAATTGCAATTGTTCGAAGATGCTCATCGATCCGGAACTGAAATTCCTCTTCTGTGTCTGAAGCTGCCAGTACCACAGGCGCTACCGTCTCGTAGTCCGCTTCTGTTGCTTCTGCAAATAATTCGTCTGTTGTTTTACCCATCCTGTCTCACCTCCACGCGGCCTGTTGGAATCCTTCTTCCATCTCTGCTCTGTCCAATCACGTTGATATACCATCTTTTTCCGGACAGCACTTCTTTCGGTATCATGCAACTGTTATTTTTTACTATCGCAGGCCAGCACTCTGCATGCGGCAAATTGATTCTTCGAAATTCTGCCACTTTTACCATATCATTCCATTCTGCGTCAAAATCAAACTCACATCGTATGTAGTTACACGATCCTGGTACGAGATCAGAAAAATCACCAGTTGCTTCCAGCTTCTGGCCAGATACCAGAAAATTTAAACTTCTCATGCGATACTCCTTTCCCAAGCTCCTTAAGCCGTACGTGTCCAGATATAACACACAACATATGGCGGCAGAATGCTCTTATTTTCCATAGAGTCGGACGTATAATTATATCTTGCTGATCCATTTGTGGATGTAGGAAGATTCCATTGGACATGATCCGTATTGAGAACTACTGCAGAACCGTTTTTTCCGGATGTTGCATCTCCTACATCCTTTTTTGTCGAATCCATATACATGCTTCTGGAGTCCACGCCTACCGTTTGCAGATGCTTGTGCTTAAGATCAATTTCTTTTGCTCCACCAGTTTTTCCGGCCTTCTGAAAATCGCTGTCATTTGCATCTGCTCCAACCAGGAAGCGGCCGGCTGCATATGTTTCCCAGGTCCCTTTTCCCAATGTTATCCCCGGATTTGTCTCATTCGTTGTAATATAGATACTTCCAACCGGATAGAACAAATCGACCATAATGCCCGTCAATAATTTCTTGACCGTATCCCACTTTACTTTTTTGTTTTTTCCGTCCTTATCCGGTGGGCTTAAAAGAAAAAGTTCATCATTTTCAATCGTTTCTGTTTCTGTCAGATCATAAAGATGTCGTCCCATATTTTCCTCCTCATGCTGGTATAAAATTTACTATATAAATGTCAGAAGCCGGTTCTCCTCCTCCAGATTTATAACGTAATACATGATTCCAAGGCGGATTGTAGTTATAATAACTTCTGACGCATATTTCTGTTCCAGTTTGGTCTCCTGTCGTGCCTCCCACTACCTCTCCATGCTCATTGATTGATGCATGCACAATCTGACCGTTTCCAATATACATTGCCGTATGATACCCGCTGCAAAGCAGGACGTCTCCTCTTTTCAAACCGTTTCCGCTGCTCAAATCAACCGATTCAATTACATCCGAAAAACCATTGGCCGTAAAATCAGACAGCATTGTGCTTGTTGTCCCAGAATATCCACGACTTGTAATCATGTCTACTCCGCCCTGTTTCCACCCATAATATTGGAAAGAACTGCAGTCATAATCTGGCCCCTCTCTGTTTGCCTGGTCATATCCATGTGAGTCATCGTTTGCAATCGCGATTTCCCAGCTGCAGACCTTTTCAATCACTTCTGCTGATCCATCCAAAGAGCTTCCCGAAAGATGATCATACCAGTATCTTGCCTGCGTTTTTCTTGCCGGCTGCGCACTGCCCGCATGCTGTTCATAATTCAGCTCAAACAGCTCAGCCAGAGTCTCTACCGATGCTGTTGACGCCGCAAACTGGGCGAATGTCATCGACGTTGTTACCTGCTGCCACTGAATAGCATTATTTTTTTCGTAGATAATACGCTCCAGCTGTCCATCAATGTTTCCGATCGCATAGCCCCTTCCTGTTGCCCAACTGGTATATTTGGTTGATGGTGTCCATTGGACAAGTCCATATCCAAGGTCAACGCGGCTGCTATCCAGGTTCTGCCAGATACCGGGGTTAATTGTGGACTCTGACTGCATATTCCCAATCATCGCACACACAGCTTCCTTGGTCCAGCCCCGCGCCATCAGATAATTAAGTATGTACTGCGCATTGCCTGTCATCTGCGCTACCGTAAGGTATGCATTACTGCTGATTACTGCCATGATCTTCTCCTTTGTCTGTCAAAAACTGCCGTTCTGCGAATTTCCACCGATTACGATTCCGTTTTTGAGCGTCAGGAACGTTCCATTCGAAAACACAACTTTTCCAGACACTCCTGCTGATGATCCCATGCGGAACTTATCCGCCTGGACCGCGATTTCTCCATTCTTACCATCCAGTGTGATATATGCCTGGTTCTGCCCATTGCCGCTGATTGTAGCAATCCAATGTCTGCCATCGCTCTCGATCATCTGCATCAGATAAATTTCACAGATCCGTGCTCCCTGCTTGTCTGTCACGACCATCTTTCCATTTTCAAGAGAAACTGAAAATCCATCTACTTCATTTTTACTGGTCACCCTTCCGTTGATCGCAGCTCCGTTGTTATCCATTTGGCAAATTATGTTTCCGTTCTGATCCAGCACCTTAACACTGCCGTTTCCGTTATCTTTACCGCCGAAAACAGCCGTTCCGCCTTTGATCCAGTCGAAATTAAGGCCGATGACAGAAAGGATATTCAGCACTGCGTTTCCGTTCTTGTCCACGCCGGCATTCCAGGTCTTTCCACCATCCGTCGAAACGGCGATTGCATCAATGGTCCGTTTCCAGATCGTCGATGATTCTTCCAACCTCGGTTTGTTGTGCATATAGAAGATCTTACTGCCGTCTGCTTGCACTTCCTCCGTCTGATATGCACCGAATGCCGTTGTCATCAGATTCCAGAGCTGTTTTTCCATCTTGTCATAATCCGAAATCTCCCGATCTGTATAATTCTGTGATTTGATATACGCCTTGGTCACTGCCGAAAACTGATCGCTCCGGTTCTTTTCCGGCGTCTCAGCCCCGCATGAAATACTCTGCGCCGCACCGACCGCGAAGGTGGTATTCGTAACATAGGTATAATACTTTTCACCTTTTCTGGTTGTCACGCAGGCAGCATCTCCGGCTTCAATGGATGGATCGCTCGGAATGCTCGAAGAGATAGTTCGAAACTGCATATCATATAATTTGCTGTACAGATAAGCTGCAACCTCTTTCGCCTGCTCCTCGCTCTGAATCAGGTCATTATCCTCAATCACAAGGCTGTAGTCCGTATCTCCGCACAGATACGTTGTCTGATCATACAACACACCTGCGCCGGTGATCTTAATATCCTGTTCTCCGGCTGTCAGGCTGTATTTTTCCGGGATCTGATGGCAGTAATAGACATCGTCCTCGATAGTGCTGTTCAGCATTTCTTCTCTGGATACCGTGTCCCATAAAAAAATTTTATCATCGGCATCCATCAAAATCGGCTCATCATTCTCATCCAGAAGCACCTGCTCTTCGAGATTTTCGCCATACCAAGACAATTCCAGCTCGCCGTCTGCATTGCACCGTGCATATTTGCAGCAGATCTGCGCTGCCATGGAAATCACATCACGGTATGTCAGAGCGTCGCTTTCCGGCCGCGTGCCTACGATGTAGTTATCGTTATCCCATCTCTTGGATGCAAGAATGACGCCGCAGCTCCGGCAGGCATCCTGCACGATCTGCCGGATTGTTGCCGGATAGGTAAGGGTACTGTCATACTTTTTGTCGAAACGAGCCATATTATCATAAGCTTCCAGCCGCAAGCCTGCTCCCTGGCGCGTTGCATTGGATATCGTATACGTGCCCTTTCGCAGCAGCTCCGGCCCCTCCTCCAGGTCGATCGAGACAATGGCAGCAACCGATGCCCCTTCCAGCGTCATGCTGTCGTACTGCCCGTCCTGATTATTCAGCGTAGCCGTCCATTTGCCGATAATGGCAGCGCCGATGTCAAAACTGTTCGTTCCCGAAGTTGCATCCGCGATGCTGTAGGACAATATCTTCCCATTATCAAGCTGCAACTCTGTTCCATCGGCCAATATGATTTTATCCGCAACTTCCAGATAGCGGTTTTCGCTTTGCAGCTTTTTTCTGCATTCTTTACTTGTTTTGATCATAGTTACCTCTGTACAATATCAACGCTGACGCTTTTATAGTAATACACACCGGAGATCTCCCCTGCATGCTCCTTGGACAGTGTACCGCGGTACGTTGTCAAGGTGTGATCCTTTCCCGCATCGTGGAACGTAAGTGGAAAGAAACCAATTACCAGGCTGTTTTTCAGCAATTTTACCTCATCTTCTGTCAGCCATTCCCATTTCAGGCCGATTGTTTTTTTCTCGGTAATAGCTTCTCCTACCATGGTTCCGTTCAGCGTCCGCCCCGTGTCCTCAGACCAGATAATTTCATCATTCACCGTCATCGAGGTCGGGGCAGGAAGGTTTGTTTTTCCTGCCCTCAGTAACATGTGTCTCCTCCTAATTAATCTGTACCGTGTTATATCTCCGATCCATCTCCTGCTGCACCTTCTGTTGCGCTTTGGCGAGCGTTTCTCCATCGATGCTGAAACCAAGCGCAGACAACGCTGCAACAATCCGAAGCACGGCGGAATTTACGATGCTTTCCAGTTCTGCTTTCGTTACACTGCCGCCGCTGGCTTTGCTTACTGCCAAATCCACCATCTTCTGCAGTTTATCCTCTGGCGCTACAATCTCTCCATAACGCTTGTTATCTCCTATTACAGCAAGGCGCGGCGTATTCCGTGCCACATAGCCTCCGTCTGCCAGATACGGGATTCTGGCGATGGATGCTGTCGGAATCTGAAAGCCCAGCTTCTTGCCGCCAACTCCCGGCACCCAGCTTGGGATTTTGACGTTCAGCTTGTTCAGAGCATTTGACGCAAAGTTTACTGTCTTCTCAATCGCAGTCAGCATACGGTTCAGCATGCCGATTAAACCATTTACTGGAATTTTTAACGCATCTGAAAACTTTCCTGCAAAGATATTCTTCAGAAAAGAGGTCAGCCCCTGGAAAATATTCTTCACAGTCTCTATTTTCCCGGAAGCTATATCGCAGAACCAATTCAGCACATTTCCAAGCACCCCGAATCTTTCTGTCCAATCTGTTTCAAACTTTGATTTCATCCAATCTTTTAATGCGCTGAATTTTGACACAATCCAATCATGTAGCTGGCCACATTTTTCTTTGACTGTGTCCCAATTCTTCCATAAAAGCACTCCGCCAGCCACCAAAGCAGCAATTGCTAAACACGCCAAACCTATCGGTGATGTTAAAAATGCAACTGCTGCGCCAAACGCTGTTGTTGCGGCCGTAGCAATTGCACAAATTGCATTCCAAGCCACAGTTGCGGCTGTCATTGCGATTTGTGCCGCCGTATTTGTTATCCAGGCAAGTGCCTGCTTCCCAATTGCAACAATGCTCTGACCAATTCCAACGACAAAATCTTTGGCATACATCCCCGTAAGGATTGCCGTTTCAGCCGCATCTTTTATTTTTGCAAGTTTTGCTCCAAGCAGCGCAGTTTCAATGAGTTTAAGCGCACCAACTACGCCACCTGCCTGCTGAATGAAAGATAATAACTCGATTACCTTCCATGCTCCAAAGAACATCCCGATTGCAACAGTCATAGACTGAATAATGCCTGGATTTTTTGCACACCAGTCCGAAAAGACCTGTAATCCTTTATTAATTCCGTCCCACAGAGTCAGGAAAGCGCCACCCGTCCATTGTGCTATAGGCTGCAACACATTCTCCCAAAACCACTCAAACAGCGGCTGCAACGCCACCAGGACAGCATTTAGAAGCTGTATTGCAAGGGACAGCGTCTCCAGGAATCTCGGCACAATCTCATTTGCCGTCCATGTTCCAAGTGGCACTAGAACCTGCTCCCAGAACCACAGAAGCCCCTCGCCAACATTGATTGTGAACGGGGCCAGCGCATCCCAAAGATCGTTCAGCGCACCGTTGATTTTGGGAAAATCGGTTTTCATCAGCCCATCATTCAGGGCATCGACGAACCGCGGGATTCCCGTTCCCAGTGTCCATTTTCCGACCGGAACGAGAAAGTGCTGGTAAAAATCTTTCAACGACTGACTGGAAAAGTTTCCGAGTCTTGCAAGTCCCTCATTCCAGAGCCGCTTAACCGACCGCAGCGCAGGTTCTGACAGTTTTGTGATGTTCCCAAACAGGTCCGCAAACTTTTTGTTTACGTCATCAATCACTGTCTCCCCGCTGGCAAGTGAGCCAAAATCAATACTGCCAGCAACATTGTTCGGAACAGATGAATTCTGTGAATCAGAAGTACTGCTGTCTTTGCTGACTTTATTGATTTTGTCGAATTCCATCAGGGATTTCATATCTTTAGCTGCCTGCTTTGCTGCATCTCCCACGCCGGAAGTGCTGTCTGCAAGCTGATCCGCAGCACTCGAAGCATCCGTCAGACCGGCAGCCGCACTGGCAGCATCCGCTCCAACTGCTCCGACACCTGACTGCCCAGATGACTTATTCCCAGTTATCAGCTCCGTGAAGCTCTTGAAAGCATCAGCAAGCGTGACCAGCCGACCAATTAGCGCATTGATCATGCGCAGAACCGGCAGAAAAATATTGATCAGTCCCTGACCAATACTTGCTTTTAAGGACTGGAACTGCAGGGACAGGATTCGAACCTGGTTCGCCCAGGATTCGGACGTCCGTGAAAAATCCCCGGTTGCCGCCTCCAGCTGTTTCTGGACAAAGGAATACCGTAGTGCTACCTTTTCGGCTTCTGACATCTGATCTGTCGTTTTGCCGAAGCCATTGGCCAACGCATAAGAATCCAGCGCTGTCTGGGTCATGACAACGCCAAGATCTTTTAAGGACTCTGTTTCGCCTGTAAAGACGGACTTAATTTTTGTGTAGGCTTCGTCCTGACTGAGATTGTAGAACGATGCCACATCTCCGGCCAGACCGGTCAGTGTGGCACCCATATCCAGCGCCTGCTTCTCGGAAAAGCCAAATGCTTTTGCCATCGCCCCGAAAGTACCCGTGTACTTCTTGGCCATTGTCTCTGACAGACCAAAGCTTCCGGCAGCCGATTTTGCGAATTTATCTACCTGCTCCGCCATAGACGGGAAGGTAACATCAACCACGTTCTGCACCTCAGCCAGGTCGGAACCCAGCTCAATACAGGACTTGGAAAAATCAATTAATTTTTTTACGCCGAAAGCGGCTGCAAGAGTCGCCCCGGCTTTTTTTGCCAGTCCGGTGATCCCGGCCATTTGGCTTTTAAACTGATTATGATTTACGACAAGATCCAGACCGATCTCGCCAATTGTAGTTGCCATCTATACCACCTGCCTCTTCTCGAGGACATCGGCACAGTGGCACTACTTGTCCTGGTTGATTTTTATTTCAAATTCTTTCTTGCAGTGCCGCGCCTGGCACTTGATAAAAACGCCCCGGCATATTGCATCCGGAACACACTGTACCTTCTGCTCATGCCCGCAGTAAGGACATTTTATTTTTCTTTTTTCAATAGTTTTTTCCTCCTGTCATTTTTTTGCTTCTTACCTAAATGGCATGTAGCCCTGCCATACTGAGGAACATGCCTTTAAATCCATTCATCGCAGTATCCATCTCTTCTTTGGATACCGTTTTCGCAAGATCCTGGATATGTTTGATTCTCCATTCATTCCGGATGCGGTGCTGCTCCGGCGTGAAGTTCTCCAGGATTTCTTTCGAATTTTCAGACCGGATTTCCACCACGCGGCCAAGTGCAGTATCCGGCCCGATGCCGATCAGAAGATCTCTGAACTCATCCCATTTCATGCCCTGTGGCAACTCTTTTGATAATCGAATCCCGTACTGTGACTGAAACGATGATACAATCAAGTCAAAATCATCGATCAGGTCATAGTACGGGTCACTGCTCCCCCCTGGGAATCATCTCCGATAACCAGATTCATACCTTCCTGGACGATTACCATCAGCGATCGAGCTGAAAGTTTTTTCCCGTCTCTCCTCATCGCGCACAGCTGCTGCACCGCCTCCGGATCGAAGAGAAGCCCCATCATCTCTGTCACGGTATTGATATCCACTTCGTCTTTCCCCTTAAAAGTACCCATCAGGCGCAGAACCGTTTCTGCGTCCGCATGCACTTCAACTGTCATATCTCCGATCTGCAGGGCCGGATTTTCCTCAAAATTTAATTTATCTGTGATATTTACAACTTTACTCATCGTTCTCCTCCTTATAATGCCGGTGTTACCGTTGGTTTTCCGTTGCTGATAACGTCAAATTCCAGCGGTGCTACATTGGTAGAGTCACCACCGCCCATATTTTTGACGTCAAAAATCGCGCTGTTCCATGCAACCGAAGTTCCGTCCGGGAATTCCCACTCGAAATATCCTTCGGCTTCATGTCCATTTTTGAACAGTTTATCGGCCACAAAATCATTTCCTGTATCTCCGATGTTTCTCTTTCCGGTCAAGGAAATGGTCATCGCTTTTGCGGTCATCAACGCCCGCTGCCATCCTTCTGTATCCATTGGAGTCCATGTTTCCACACCGTTTGATACGGACACAGAAAACTGCTCCATATCGGCAATTATGGTTGCGTTCTCTTTTGCGGCGCCAACCTTAAACTTGTTATCCAGAACCGGATATACATTCGTTGTTTTTGCCATTGTCTCTTATCCTTTCTTATAAATCACAGCCGCTTCGATGACCATTTCGCAGATACCGTTATCGTCTTTTCCGATGTCCTGCAGATCATACAGCGGCTGAATAAATTGTATGGTTTCCTGATTGATTTTACTGCTCCGCACTTCACAGAGGCTGTCAAATAAGGCCGTAGCTGCCTTTTCCGTCTCCCGCAGAGATTTATTCCAGTGAACGAGGAAGGTAACATATTTCTGTCCATATCCAGCGACACCGCCCAGCGCAGTGTGATACGCCTGCTGGTGCTTGCTGTTATAAACGCCAATAGATTTTTCTTCCTTGTCCGGCAGATCTCCCATGTATACATGATCTGCAATCGCAAGAGATTCCGCAAAATCACATATATCCGCTAATATCATAACCGCGCGCACCTCCTGTATAGCCTTTTAAACGCTTCTGCGCAAAAATCAGCATTCTTTCCGCCCGGAAGCCAATCTTCATACCATTCACCGCGGGCATTCGGATTTTCATCTTTATTGAAATGATATTCCGGGTGAAAATACAAACGTCTAGCATATGGCGCTGTAGATGCAAGCGTTACAACTCCCTGATGGCTTTGCGTACAATCCAAAAACATGCTTTCATTCTGCAGATTTCCTGTATCCCTCGGAATTACCTGTGCCTGCACCACTTCTGTATGCAACGCCTCTGCAGTCATCTCCATTGCTTTGATCTGTGCATCCGTCAGCACCTGAATCTTCCCAAAATCCAGATTTATTCTTGAGTTGACTTTGATCATATCAGCAGTACCTCCGTGTAATTAACCGTTCCATCCGGATTTCTGGCTTTCCGCCCCTGCAGGATTCTTCTTTTCATGCCGAATATCTCCGCTGATCCGCCGTAGACCGCCGGCAGCTCCGGGCAGATATCGCCCGGAAAGAGGGCGGTGCCGGAGATCTGCACCAGCTTTCGTTCGAACGTCATCACGCTTTTGGCGCTGTCCTGATAATTGCACTTGCCATCGTACTCCACCGCCGACAGCGGATCTCCATATTTTGTTGTCCCCTCTCTGTCCATGCTCAGATGGATCTCTGTCTTACAGAGCGATTTCGGCACAAGACATGGATATTTCATTTCATCACCTACCTCAACACCTGGCAGCACAATCCAGTCTGGCACAGCATTGCATAAACATCCCGGCGCATGGCCACGCCCTGGCTTGAAAAAACATTCCACGTATTTCCCGCAAACTGCACGGATACGCCGTTAATACTGTAACTGGAAAGTACCGAATTGATTTCGTCGCGGTACTCATACTCAAATTCCGCCTGCTGGCAGATCACTTCCCGGATTATATCCTGCTGATACGCCGTAAGATTAGAAAATCCCCGGCCTACAATGCGGTTGTAGGTCAGGGAATCAATATGACGGGATGCCTGGCGGAGATACCGTGCAAGTTCTGCATCACCCTCGAAAGCGCCGTCCTGATAAGTATCTCGGTAGTATTCCGGGCTTACGTACGGTTCATAGCTCATGGTGTCACCCTTTCGCTTTTTTCGCGGGTTTCACCGGCTCCGGAACAGGCTCTTCCATTGTTTCTGCCACCGGCTCTTCTGGTTCCAGCAGCTCTTCTGGCTCCAACAGCTCCTCTGGTTCTGGTGCAACCGGTTTTTCTACCTCATATCCGTGTTTTTCAAACCATTCCAGCAGATACGGATCATCTGTTTCACCCTGGCCTTTGCAGAAAGGAACCGACGCCGTTACGCCGGTATAGGATTTGTTCGGACTGTATACCTTCATACTCTTTTTACCTCCATCATTTTACTTTGATTTTCCGGAATACACCGGCGGCTCTGGATGATTTCAGTGCAATTGCTGCATTCATCTCGACCTCGCCTTTTTTGACTGCTCCTGCGGTCGAAAAATCTGGAAGCCAGACCTGCACCGGTGCAACACCGGCAAAAGAAACCGCATGCAGACCATCCATTGCCAAACGTCCAACATACAGAGAGGTGGTTCCATCTGTTCCATCGATCTTAACTACTTCATCGTTGGTTCCCGGTTTCGTTTTGAAATCTACAAACGGGATATCCCCATAATGCTCTACCTGTCTTCCCCAATTATCTGTTGACACCTGGTACATACCAGCACGTCTTGCGCAAGCGCGGATCTTGGAGATCAGCTTGTTATTTCCGCCAATAAACGACGGTGTTCCATCCAGACCACCCAGAAACTCATCCAGCGCATCAATAAAATAATGATAATTTTTTGTGACCAGGTCAGACGTTGAAAGATCAATCACTTTTTCGGTGTTGTACTCTGTAGAACTTCCTGTCAGTGCCTTGTCCAGACCGTCAAAGCATTTGGTATTGACGCCGACATCACCATTGATAAATGTATCGTTGAACAGAGCCTGCGCTGCTTTGATTTTCTGCGCCTGCTGCAGCTCTACCTCTCCTACGATACCACCAAAATTAGCAATGACACGGTCGATCTCATAAGAACCACCGAATACCTTAATGTCTACGGTATGTCTCTCCTTGGTAACCTCCGACGGTGTATACTCTGTATTGATTTCACGAAATTCTGCTGTTGGCTGTGTTTTCAGTCGTGTATAGCTGTAGGTCGGTGTTGCACCGCCTCCGGTCGGGGATACCGCATCATCAAACGGAATGTGCTCCAGAATCCAGTTAGATTTCTGGAACTCGTCGATGACGCCCATCTGCAGGTCATCCTGCACATTTTTCTTTGCTTCTTCCAGTGTGATTGCCATACTTATTCACCCTTTCCTTCGTTCAGATTTAATCTTGCCGCGATGGCATCCTTCATGGATGCATGGCCGTCTTCTTTCGGCTGGCCGCCCTGCTCTTTGGGTCCGAGAGGGAAGAATCCCTTTTTCTGCGCCGGTTTTGATTCCTGTTTAAACAGAAATGGCTTGGATTCTTTCAGGGATTTTACCTGTTCCTCCAGACCGGTTACTTTTCCATCCTCGCCGAGGATCAGCTTCGAGCGGTCCATAAGTCCTGCAACCAGGTCGCTGTCCTGCGCAGATGCGGAAATCGCCATTTTGATAGCATTGGTTACTTTCAGATCATCCAGCTCTTTTTTGTGTTCTTTGTCCTTGTTGGCGTTCTGCTCCTGAAGGTCCGCGATCTGCTTCTTCAGATACTCATTATCACCGGCAGCCGTCTTTAAAGACTCCATCTGTGTTTTATAGTCTCCCACCGTGGTTTCCAGCTGTTTCTTCTGCTGCTCCATCGTGTCATAGTCCGCTTTCGGCACATAGCCCTCAAGCTCCTTTTTCGACTCATCCGCGGCTTTTTTCGCAAGGCTCTTTTCAATGCCAAGTGCCTCAAACTGTTCCTGTGTCATTTTTTTGCTCCTTTCCGGTAGTTTTCTGCCATTCCGGGCATAAAAATAAGACGCCTAACCCTGCGTCTCATCGGGAGATTTTGGATCACCGCCTTTCTCCTGTTCTGTAATCTGTACAACGCCTACAGCGGCCAGATACTGTGCTCTGGCCGGCGGAAGGTTCAGTTTTTCGCCAACCGTCCGAAGCACCAGGTCATTTTCAATATCCTTGAATTCTCGTGTTACCGTTACTCGCATCCCTCTCACCTCCCTTCGTTGCGCCGGCGCAATTAATCTTCGTGGGTAACTTTTACGCCCCACTCCGGAAGAAAATTGATTTCATAATGGTATTTATCTACATCAGCACCGGAAATGTCCTCAACGACGTACATCGTATAATCATTGAGGTACACAAGATCTTTCTGGTATTTTCCTTCCGCTGTCTCGATGATGACTTCCAGCTCATTCTCCGAGTTATTCTACACGGAAAATGTTCCTGTCAGCTCCAGCAGGATCGTGTCGGTTCTGGCATTTAGCACTGTGAGTTTACGGGTTACATTGAAATTGTCTGCTTCCTGTGAAATATTGTTGCTGACTTTATACGCCTCGGTGCATCCGGTAAGAGATGCGCATACCAACACGAGCGCTGTCAATAATGCCATTACTTTCTTTTTCATTCCATATCCTCCTACATTTTAAAACAGATATTCTGGAATTTTTTGTATGCATCAAAATACAATTCCGCTTTATCTCCGTTGTATGTCAGCTCATAATACATTCCATCCGGAACTGTAGTGCTGAGCAGAGCTTTCTGATTCTGCAGTGTTTTGCATGACCAGACCACATAAACGTCATTAACAGTAATCTGTTTCTGATCCGTTTTGTCCATATGCTGATTTGTGTATTCAGCCACCTTTTCCTTGCAAATTCTCAGGAACTCTTCATTTCCCATATTATTTTTCCTTTCTCTCTCTTGAAAACGGGTACAAAAATACCACCGGCCTCTCGGCTGGTGGTATTAAATCATATTTGCCGCAGTGCCTACAATTCCTTTTGCCAGGTCTGCCGCCTTTTTCATCAGACTGTTTTCTTCCAGATATTCTAATCCCTTTAAGGTCAATTCTGGTCTGCTCAACGCTACACGCGGATATCCACAATCCATAGCGTTCCATGTTTCTCCGCCGGTTATATAGCCCTCTTTCAACAGCATTGCCATGAGCCTGCTCCACTTTGGAACAGAAAGTCCTAATGCCTCCGCTGAAATGCTGTTCCGGTCAAATTCTTCGAGATCCATCGAATTCTGCAGGATTCGAAGAATTTTATAGATTATTCGAAAATCATCCATATTCAGATGCGTCCCTCTTTTTTCAGTTTTTCAATTTCCTCTTCTGTCAATTTACGAGGTTTGAATTCTTCATTTTCCCATGCTTTTTCTCGATCTTTTAACGCTTTTTCATATTCCTTGTCCGTCATGGTATCGCCTCCAATTCAATAGATGTTCCTTTCTTTGAGATTACTCTATATAGACAGTCTTTGTCAATAAGTAATTCTCGTTGACTCTTAAATTTGCTTAAGTTCTCTATGTATGCCGCTCGCACACCTTTGGCAGCATATATTGTTATATTGTATTTGGCTTTAAAAGCACCTGACGAAACGACTGATGTACTTGTAAACTGATTTAAGCATAAAATATCTCCTGCAACGCAACCAGGAATAGGATCAACCATCAAATTTCTATAACAAACCACATCGTGTTCAAGTTTGCCTTTTTTCAATGCTGTTGATATTGTATCGGCATATTCCCGAAGCATTTCATTTTCTGGAGCATCTCCTCGAAGCATCCTGTTCAAGCGTTCAAAAAATCTCTCCGGCCTCTGATCGCCAGAATTGTATGTATATTTCTCAATTGCATGCTTTTCTTTTCTAGATAAGCTCTCAATCCAACCCTGAGACTCTTCCCGAAGGAGTTCAACAACCTGCTCCTGTGGGACCGCCTGAAAGTTTGCCAGCTGTCGCTTTGCTTCTGCATATTCCTTCCGATCCATGCCGCCTGTTCGAAATCTGACATTTCTCCATTCTTTTCGTTTTGCTTCATATTTCTGCTGATTCTCCGGATCCAACGAAAAGTCCGCCAGTCGGCCGAAGCGCTTTTCCTGCCGCTCCGCGTACTGCTGTCTGGCTACCTGTTGGTTCTTCTCTGCCAGCTCATTCAGTTCCTCTTTGGTGTATTTTCCATCCGGCGGAGTGCTGATTCCTTCGAAGTATGTCGTATGGCTATCTCGACACCGTGGGTGATAAAGCCCCGCAGCGATCGCAGTGCTCATCAGAGGGTATTTGATGCCGGTTGTTGCGGATTTTCCTGTTTTGGAGCCGCCGCTCCATACATCATCGATCAGAACCTTGCCAACCCACGGCAGACACAACGGGCACGGATTTCCACGTTTATTCATGATGACGGTATCAACGCCCCATTCCTGCCGCTTCTGTCCCTCCCCTTGCAAGTACGCCCGCTTGCTTGTCGTCCGGATCGCCATATCTGCGTAATCTGCCAGCGTGTGGCGCGCTCCGTTACTGTATTCGATACAATTTATGCCAGCTGAGAGAAAATCCCTGGTAGCCATGTCTACGGCCTTCTCATAGGTCCCTGCTCCCGTATTGGCATATACCTGCGCATTGTAAATAATTTTTCGATACTGATCATTGGTCATCCTCAGGATGGCTGTTTCTGCCTTCTGCATATCCTGCATCGTTGCTTCGATCAGCGCATCCAGTTTCCGGTCATTAACCCGGAAGAACTCAGCTGCAGCACCCGCCTTCATCTTCTTGGCCTGAAAGCCTTTTTGAATCGCTTTCAGGATCTGGATCTCCTGATCCATCTCTCCCTCATCCTTTGCCGCGCGGATCAGTGCTTCGATCTGTGCATTGATATCCTTGAATTTCTGGCTATACTTTGCCTGATTCTTTTTCTTGTACTGCTCCAGAGATTTCAACATCTCTGTCTGCCACATGGTCCACTGCTTATCTTCATCGACCTCTTCCACCTTATGACGCTGCATATTACGGATCATGGATGCCATCAGCTCATTTTCTATCGCCTCGAAGGCAGCTCCGATGTCATAATCAAGATTTTTCTTTGCCATTTGCATGCACCCGATATCCCTGCTGTTTATAAGCACGGATCATCTCTTTCAGTTTTGTCATGCTTTCACACCGATCACATCTGAGTTCCGCATAATCATTTTTTTCTACTGCATACACGCCAAAAGGAACCTGCTCCGCTGCAACTTTAAGAAGGCCCTGGTACTCCTTTCGGTTCATCCGGTACATCCTATTGTTTACCTTTACTTTCATCTGCTCCTCCTTCGTTGACATGAAAATCACCGGCATCCATCCTGATATCTGGCACCTCTACTACCGCAATGCCCTGCTCTTCTTTCAGGCGCTGCACCTCTTCTTGTTTCTGATCATCGGTCCAGGTATCTCCATACAACTGATCCACCGACGTTTCCAGACTCATGATTCCGTATTGCTTGGCTTTACCGACTGTGTCCACTGTGGTATCAAAGTCCGGGGATGCATATTCTCCAAACTTAACCATTACCTCGTATTCTCCAGGATCTTTCCCCTGCATAAGATCACAGCACTGCAGAATCCGCCCGAACAGTTCCGGAAGGACCTCGTTCAGGGAATCAACGATCTTATTTCGTACATGCAGCGTAACCTTCTCTTTTTCCCTCTGCGCTTCTGCATTATCTGTTTTTTTCAGATCAATGCCCAACGTTGCAGGAGACATTACGCCCTGCAGAACCATGTCAAGAAAACTGCTGTAACTACTTACGTATGCCTCATAAGAAATCTGCGGCTGAGAAATTTCCACCTGCTGGTTGGCTTTCTCGCTCATATTGTCGCCGATTGCAATAAAATCATTGTCAAATGGGTTTGCCGGCAGAAGCTCCCCTGTGGTCTGATCTCTCGGAATCAGATTGTCCGGAATATATCGCTTGATTCTTCCCATGCGAATAGCATCGATCCACTGACTGATTACCTCATCCAGTCCATCCAGAACATCTGTCTTTCCCTCGAACAGTGCTTTTCCTCGCTTCTGCTTCTTATATTTCGTGGAATTCAGGAATTTCATCGGCACCGCCAGCATCAGATCACCAGAAATTCCAAAGTCGATCAGATGCGCCGTTTCCGGGAACATCTGCAGCGGCATCTCTTTCCCGGCATCGTCATACAGCTTGTACAACACATATCCAAAACCATACGTCTCTTCCAGGCGGAATTCTTTTTCATTCTGCCAGTAACTGGTATAGAATTTTACTTCTTTCAGTGTCGCATGCTCATATACGTAGTCCACATCCTCCGCATCGTAAAATTCAATGATCGGATATTTGCTACACTGATCAGCCGTAATCTTGAAGGCTCCGTCTCCGGATGCCAGCACGCCGCTGATCGCTTCTCCCAGTACATCGTTGAGCTTGCTTTTTTTGTACAGATCCGCCCACACAGTATCCAGATCCTCGTTGTCAAATTCGACACCATCGAGATCCGCAAGAACAATGTCTCTATACCGGTCAATGACCATCTGTACAATGCCGCTGTGAATCTTCCGGACGCTTCCGGATGCATGTGCGGCCCAGAACCGCGCCTTCTCCACATCCCACTTTGCTGTTTTCTGAAAGAACTGCTCCAGTTCCGCACTGTCTCCGTGATACCAGATCTTGTTCCGGATCACATTCTCCCGGAAGGAATGCGGCTCTATGATCGTTATTCTTTTTTCGCTCGCCGGTATAATCCGAAACAACCGGGCGATAAAACTCTGCACTCTGTTCATTCCTTACCTCTTTTTGCTCTATAAATTTTATCCTGATACGGGATCCAACCGTACTGCACGGAGTTTACCATGTGGTCATGGCCGTCTTCCGGCGTATTATCTTTTTCTTCCTGCCAGCTGTAGGTTTCCAGTTCTCCAATGTAGTTGGTGCAATGATCTAATACAAAAAAGCAGGGTTCTATCCCTGCCTGCTCATCATAGGCCATCCAGCCCAGCTGTGCATTGATACGGTCTATGATCTCCATTTTCTTCCATGCATCATTCAACGTGTACACGCATCCATTCCGGCGCTTGTATTTGTTCCACTCCTGCATGGTTGCCTGATCGGCGTTGTCCAGGAACGCATTTCTTGACAGTCCCCATTCTTTCCGGTTCCGATCCAGAAAGTCAATCAGATTCTGCACCGTGTCAGACGGAGCAAGAGGCACCCCGATCTCAGCGTTGTTGTACACCTTCTCATCCAGGACAATGCATTTTCCCTTGTTCGTGATGCCCAGGAAGGACATTGCAATCGTGTCCGGAGATTTCTGCGAGTAGGCCGTATCGACCGCCGCTGAAAAGTACATGAAAAATTCTGGCTTCTTGGGCTGATTTCCTGTACTCTGGATGAACTGTTTGGCCCATTCCTTTGTCTTCACATGATGGCTCCGATTGAAATTGCTGAATACCAGACCGGTTGCTTTTCCTCGCAAACCTTGAATCTTATTTTTCCATATTTTCGTGCCTTTCGGCGTGTTCTGGATGATCTGGCGCTTCTTTTCTTCCGGAAGACCGGCATTATCGTCAAAAGAAAAGAACCAATGAACCCAGCCGGGTTTTGGTTCTTCTTTTAACTCATTTTTAATTTCCTGTGGTGTGTCCTGCTCCCACTCTGGAAGCGGGCGGCTGCAGTTTATGTACTCTTTGTACACTGGAAGCGTCGGATCATCCGGGTTAAGTGTTGCCATCAGATAATCACATCGCATGGACGATTCACGCACGAAATCGATGTCTGCAGTGTTGACCTCATCGATGTACAGGCAGCCATACTGACCGCCCAGAGCATCTTTCCATTTTCTTTTGTTTCCATAGCCGACAACAAAGATAATTTTATCGCCGCCGTATGCATGGAGCAGGATATGCGGAATTTTGTACTCGCCGGATCCATTGCCTTTGTACTCCACCAGTGGTCCGAAGTCATCAAGGATTCCAAGATCCTTCTGGATGATATTCTTCTCGGCCGCGCCAGTATCATCCGCTGCCAAAATATGCAGCTTTTTCTTTGACTCGGCTACCTTGAGGATGAATTTGAACAGCCCAACCGTCGTTTTTCCGGCCGCGGTCGTTCCTTCCAGAAACTCCGCCGGAGCATCGCACTGAAGGAACGCCTTGTACTTGTCCGACAGTACTAAACGCTCACTGCTCACTATCCATCACCTCGCATCTGCCGGATCAGATCATCCAGCTTGCTCTGTTCTGTCTCCAGTGCTCCGGATACCTGCAAATCCTGTTTATCTCTCCATTTATCCGGCCGCCGGTTCTTCAGCCAGAAGATCTGCGCCGTTGTGTCTGGGATGACTTCTTTCGTCACTCGCTTTGTTTCGATGCCGTTTTCCATTGTGACCTCATCGTAGTGATAGCCCAAGGCTCTTTTCAACAATGCATTCTCTACCTGACGGTCAACAACTTCTTTTCCCTTTTTTAGGGTGTTAGAAATGTTAGAATACTTTTTACACCACGCATACAATGTTTCTCTTCGAATTCCCATATTTCCGGCAATCTGTTCATCCGTCAGCCCATCTCTGGCCCACCCTTCAAGCTGCAGCAAGCCCTCCGGCGTCAGCCAATATTCATATTTCCCCTTCGCCATCCAGCTCACCGCCTCTCTATAGAAATTATGTTCTGTATTGTTTTTATTTATTTTCTTGCTATAATTACATTTGTAGCGTAAAAAAGAAAAGGAGGCAATGTGTATGCTTTTATCACGGCAGAAGCCGGTCAATGCAATGTTGATCGGCGTACACAATAGTTAAGCACCACCTTAATTATGATCCAAATTTCTTCCCAACGTTACACTCTAATAAGCATCACCCCCTCCTCTCCGGGCTCTTGAATACTCATTCATCGTAAGTCCGGCAATGAAATCGGAAAGGAGGGAAGATTCATGGAGGATCTAATTAAGGTGGTGCTTAACATCGATTTTTTCTTACTGTTGATTAGTCTATACGGAATTGATGTATCCGCGTACATACAGCATCGAATCGCAAAATGTCCGCCAAAACTGTTCAGTTTTGTTTTAGTATGTCTGTTCTATGTTTTGATTAAAAAATTTCAGTAAGAAACAAAAAGAGCCAGGATTAGCTACCCTGGCTCTTTTTGTTTTGAAAGTATATGGGGGATAATTCTCCAGTCAATGGAGAGTTGGAACGGCAGGACTCGAACCTGCGCCTCGTGCCGGCGTCTCTGCGCTCTCCTTGAGCTATGTTCCAATAGGCGCAGGGTGTGCACGCCCAGCACCGTACATCATTTGGCTCTGCCAGGGTTGATGCCGACCTTATTCAGTGGCCAGGTTGTGATGCCTGGTCACTGATCAAAATACACCTGAGGAGTTTTTGCAAGAAAGTGTAGGAAATGTTGATCCCTTATCCATTCTCTGGCTCTTACACTATAGCATAGGTGCAATAGGACATTCTAGGACATTTTATATTTTGAAATTTTGCAATGCCCGTCCATGGATTCTTGTCACGTTTCGAACATCATAGCCCAGCCTATCAGCAATTTCTTTCCATTTCATCCAATTTATGTAATACATTCGCAGAACTGTTTTTTCCGTTTCATCCTGCATTGCCTCAATCCTCTGCGTGATTTCTCGCCGGATTCTGATCCGCTGCTCCATCTGATCTTTCAACTCTGTCAGCAGCTCATCAAGCTGTGCGGCATACTCTGAAAGATCCATGCAACTGCTCCCATGCGGCATCCCGTCTTGGATCAGCGCCGGAAACATTTTATTCATCCGCAGATCATCGATCTCTTCCCGAATCTCTTTTTCTGCCAATTCTGCCGCATGGTATCTTTTTAAATATGCTTTTTTTCTGTCATTCTCTTCTTTGTACTGCTCCATCGGTTTCACCTCCCTGTGTATTTTCATATTAGCTGTCATTTACTTTTTCACAAGATCATAGTATTTTGAATCATCAGCATTGCCAGAATAAAATCCAGCATTCCTAAGATCTGATCTTCTTTTGACGGGATGTACGTCTTATTTCCGTCACGATCTTCAATCGTCACTGTTCTTTTTAAACCCAAATACACTTCTACTACTGCCAAAATTATCATGAGCGTTTTTGCAATTGCTCGCATCTTACTCCTCCCACCATCTGCAATAGCCGCTCATTGCTTTCTCCCCTTTCCATGCTTATGATTCCATTCTGTAAGATACCGCTCCTGCTCCTCGTCTTCTTCTGGATCTGATGGCCGCGGCGGTCTGTTCAATAACCAAGCGGCCGCGCCAACCATGGCTGCGCAGGCAAGCAATATTTCAATAATTTCTCTCATACCCTATCCTTTCCGTAAGATCTCAAGTCTTACTCTATCCCATTCATCCAGCAGTTCTTGTGGATAATCATCTTTCACTTTCTCAATGTTTCTTTTTATTCTGCAGATTCCGTTTTCTCTCGCAACTCTTCCGATCGTAGTTTCCGATACCCCTGTTCTGTCCACAATCGTTTTATACATTTCACCCCGTTGCAACGCCTCCAGAATCATTCTCTCCATCTCTTCCGGTATTTTTCTCATATTCCATCTCTCACAAGTAATTCCGGCCGAAGATCTCTCGAAAGTTTAATTCCGGATAATTCTCTTCAAACACCCTCTGTCCTTCCGCCTGCAGATATTGGTTGGCTGCTCCCGCCGGATCCTGATGCACTGCTCTCGCAGATGTCCGGTGGCATTCCGGGCAGATATAGACTTTCAATCCGTATTCTTCTGATAAGTGTCTGTTGGGACCGCCGAAGATGTGGTGCTCCTCCAGTACCGGCTTCCAATTATTATCTCCCTCTCTTGCGCAGAGATAACAGATTCTACTCTCCTTGTTCTGCAATAAGCTCTCTCTGTGCTTTCTTCTCTTCTTTTTCTTTGTTGGTTTCGGAAATAACATTCTCTTTGCTCCTCCTGCTTACATAAATGGAATATCTTCATCAACGCCATCCGGGATAGTCATGAAACCGTCCGTATTTGCCTGTGGTGTTGTGCCCTGCTCCCGCGGACGTTCCGCGTTCTTACCCTCTGCAAACTCCTGCTCTTCCACAACCACATCGGTTGTGTAAACCTTCCTGCCTTCACGGTTCGTATAGCTTCCGGTTTGGATCCGACCGGTGATGGCGATCTTCGTTCCCTGACGCAGATATTTCTCTGCAAATTCTGCCTGGCGTCCAAATGCTACACAACCGATAAAATCTGCTGTTGCATCGCCGTCTCTGTGGAATCTGCGGTCAACAGCCAGTGTGTAACGGGCTACCGCCGTAGAGCCATCTCCTGAAGAGTATCTGACATCCGGATCTCTGGTTAATCTTCCCATCAATATAACTTTATTCATCGCTTTTTCTCCTCTTTACTATTCTTGTATCACGGATTCGAAATGCTCTCTGTTCTCTCACTTCCGCATCTGATTCCAAAATTTCTTCATCTATGAGTTCATTAATATGTTTTTTCGCTGTTGACACCGATATACTCAATGCATCCGCAATTTCTTTATAGCTTGGTGCATATACATGCTCCATGATATACTTCGCAACATAACGGTATACTTCTTCCTGGATCGCTGCTCCTTCTTTTCCTTTATGCATTCGCACTTCCTTGTTCCTGCTCAAAATTCATATCCCCTTTCGTCAACTGGCTTCTGTATCCACTGATACAATCTCTTCTGATCTTTCAAAACATCCGCCGGAAGATATTTTGAAAGATACACTGACAGTCCCCAGGCGGTAAGGGTATCAAAATAATCTTTTCTCGGCATTGCCTTTCCGACCACTTCGATACTTTCTGTTCCCGGATAGTCCTCTGGCATGTTCATCTGCCCTGGCAGCTGCTCCATATCGCCCTCTGTTGCTTCCGGAATACCGGTTTCTGCTTTTGAAACGGTCTCTTCCGTTCCCGCCTCTTTTCTCTCATTCTTTTTTGTTTCCAAAACCGGCTCCGCTTCTGTATTTACAGGCTTTTCCGGCGTTTTTAATTGCGCCGGCGCAATTCTGTTTTCGGACGGTTTTCCAGGTGCTTTTTCTTCTCCTCGGATCTCATTCATCCCTTCAGATGCTTTTTCCTGTTTTCTTTCCTGTTCCACACTTTCCCTGCTTTTTTGAGCTTCTTCCCGTTCTTCTGTCCCTTCCACCTCTTCTGCCTGCCATTCCTGGCTTTCCAGTATTTTTCTGGCAATCTGGAAAAATTCTGCCCAGCTCATCTTTCGCGGTGTCTGGCCAAACTGTTTAATCTGGATGTCGTTCTCGTACATGGCCATGAAGAACAGGCCCATCCGGAACGTTTTGGTCCCGGATGGATTGACGATTTCCGCCATCTTCTCGACTTCTCCGGCCGCATACGCCTCGCTCTCTTCCAGTTCTTTCGCAATTTCCCGATTGGTTTCCAGGAATTTCAGCACCAGCTTTTCCAACGAGTCTGCTTTTTCTGGTTCCGGCTCTGCCTTGTTGAATCGTTTCAGCTCCCGGATATCCTCTTTTGGCAGTTCTGGCCGGACCATCTCCAGGTCGCCGTCCGGCAGGGAAAGCATTTCGGAAAGCTTGCTGCTTCCGATCTGGGCAAACTCCGGCCTCAGACGGTCCGAATATCCTGCCACGCTGAATTTCCGGTTGATGTTTATGAATCTGGAAATTGTCGAAGCGCTCAGTCCATATTCCGCTTTGGCAAATTCCGTTATCGTTTCGTATCCATCTCTCTTGTACAGTTCCTGCTCCTCGATCGTCCGCAGTGTGTAACCGATCCGCACAAAGCTCTCCTGTACTCCGATCAGATCCTGTTTCAGGTTTTCTTTCATTTCCAGCCAATCATCCAGGGTTAATTGTGTATACTCTTCCATCTCTTCCTCCTATGCTGTTTTGATCGTGATTTTTTCTGTTTCCGCCAGCGTTCCATCTTTCAATTTCCGCAGGTATTCTTTCAGCCATTCTCTCATGTGATTTTCGTCTGGCTTTTTGTCATAAGCTCCATACCACTGCAGGATGTTTTTGCCTGCAGCACTGATTTCTACTGTGATGTACGGCGTTTCCGGTTCTTCCTGGAAGCGCAGCATCAGGATATAACTTGTCCCTTCATTGTGTTTCGTCAGATAATTATTTCCTCCTACGCAGTGATGCAGGATCCTTCCTTCTGTCACAATTTCTTCTGCGGATCTTGCCGGCCGGATCAGGTATGTATCATCCTCATAGAAAAATTCTTTTCTCAGTTTTCTGTACTGCTCCCTGATCTCCGGATATTTTTCTTTCACTTCTTTCAGTCGTTTCTCGACTTTTTCCTGGTTGATTTCCGCAACCATCTGGTCGTGGGCGGTCTGAAGTTCTCTTGGCTGCTGATATACACTGTTGTGTAAATCATAGCCCCTTTCTTCCCTCATTCTCAGATAGTCTGTGTAAGTAATCGCTGTTCTCCGAATCTCGTTGATTGCCGTGCTGCACTTTGTTCCATATTCGCATCCGGCATACTTCGCAATTCGGTTTAACATTTTTTGCACAGTCATGTATCTGAGGGCAATTCCAGCACTGTCAGTTCTCAACCCCGTTTCGGCCATCTGCTCCACCTGCTTTTCTGTCCAATGCTGATCCAGTCTTTTTTCCGTCTTCATCGCATCCAGCAATTTCCCGTTCCCACCTGTCCGTATAAGCTGATCCGTTCTTTCTCTCTGGATACCCAGGAAATCATCCAGGCGTTTTGCATTCTGATCCTCTATCACTCCGCATTCCCCTCTGGTTATTCTCCTTACAATTTCTGTCAGGCCCATCTTTGACAGTATCTCAAGCTGCGGAATCTGCTGGTATCTTTCCAGATAATCAATCGGGTTTACTTTTCCCCCTTTATCGGCATATTCTTCCAGACCGCTGTACCGGAATGCTGTATCCTGCATTTCCCGATAGGTTTCCGGCAGGATCTTCCCTTCACCTATTGCGATGTTTGATAGTCCTGCAAGATTGCAGTCATCCCAGTAATCTTTCCCTTCGTACCAGCTGTGTTTTTGATAGTCAATCTGAACTTTTTCCCCTGGTTTCAGATATGCCCTTGCTATTTCTATCCCTGACAGTTCTTCGCATGCGCCTTGCATTTCCGTTCCTTTTTCTCCGGCAGTCAACTCCAGTTCCCATCTTTTTTCTACTTCGATGTAACGCAGTACGATTCCATTTTCTTTATATCTCTGTCCCAGAAAATAATATGCCTGCTTTCTGTATGTTCCTTTTACCTTCCCCTGGCATTTATACTCCCCAAGTGTTCCACACATCGGGCATTTCCCATATTTTCCTTCTTTTGGCTCCTTTACCATCCTCTGGAACTGACTCTCATAGGAAATCCCGCTCTTCCATCTGGCATCTGTCACTCCTCCGCATTTGCTGCAGGCGATCTGTACCCAGCTTCCGTGTTTTTTGTAATACAAATAATGCAGTTTTCCAAAGCAGGTCTTGTTCGCCCAGTCCAGGATTCTTTGTTCCGGCAATTCTTTCGTATGGTTGATCCGATCCTGCAGTGCTTCCGCTCTTCTCTGGTATTTTCTGTCTGCTGTTTTTCTTCGCTCTCTCACCGTAATATCGTCCTGGTATTTGTGGATATATTCCCACCAGTGTTTTTCGCTGTAAATTTTCTTTTTGCAAAAATCCCGAATTTTTCCCAAATCTTCCTCATTCTGCAAAATGTTTATTTTTTCCTGTTCTCTCCAGTCGTTTCCCTCACCTGTTTTTTCCCAGATTGTCCTGCAATAGCCGCCATTCGGCATTATCTTTTTTCTGTTCCACTCGCCTGTTTTCGGGAAGTACGTTCCAAAATCATTCTTATTGAGAGCAATGCGTACTTCCGGTATATCTTTTTCATTTTTCTCATTTTTGTACACCTCTATAAGCAGATGTTCTGCTCCGCCGATGATCTTTGTTTCGGCAACCCCGACATATTTCACATCTTTTTTTCTGCTTGTTTTTTTCAATCCGATATACGGGATTTTTTCAATTGCTTTTTTCTTCATCTGCTCCGCCTACTTTCCCAAGTAATATTCCCGGATGATCCGCTTCGCAGTTCCCATCCCCGGAATCCCCAGCGTCACTCTTCCCGCTGTCACACCGGCGGCTTTCAAAATCTCCTTTTCGACTGGAATCTGGTTCCCAAATGACCATTTCAGCAGTGCGGCAATGCATCCTTTCAGCGATTTCCCCTTTTTTCTGACGCTGTACGCCATCAGCTCATTTTCCAT